GTTGAGGAGTTCTTCCATCAACTCTCACGGGTACCAACACTGGAAGCGCTTACGGGTGTACCGCTGTTGACCATGCTCATAGTTGCCGCATATCAGAACACCGAATCGCTTCCTGAAAATCGCGTGGAGCTATATCGAATTTTCGTCGACCTTCTGTGTGGAGGCTGGGACATCGCCAAAGGGATTCGGCGCAACGCAGATTTCGGCCCTTCACTCAAAGTAGCGCTGCTGATGCGACTCGCAAGCACGCTCCATCACGGTCGTAACCGGGATGCGACAACGAAGCAGATCAAAGGCGTAATTCAGGATGTTGCTCCCGGCTTGACCTCTCAATGGGAGCTTGTCCTCGGAGACGTTCTGCAGGACGGACTGATAGTCCAGAACGGCAGCGTCTATGCATTTCGTCATTTATCATTCCAGGAATTTCTCGCTGCGATGGATTTGGCAGACCCGACGAACCATAAAGAGGATCAAACCCTAGGCTGGTATCTTCAAGGGGAAGACTGGTGGCGGGAAGTCCTCACATTTTACATCGGACTGTCCAAGAAACCGCCGGAGGTCTCGCGATGGCTGGATTCGGTCGCAGCGAAGACGCAAGCAAAAGGGGCCAGGAATGTAACAGAGAGATTGTCACACATGCGCAAGTCGCTCACTGAGGCATTCCCCAAATTTGTACCTAGCATTGAACCCCGGCGTTGAACGCGCCTGTCTGTCAACGCACGTCGTCAGAAAGACAAGTCGGCTTCGGTGAAATGATCGCCGCCGTCCCACCTGAGTATTCGTCAACGTAGAAGCGCTCTCTTGCCTTCTGGTGTTCTAGTAGGATCGTTAGGCCAATTGGAGTTTGGCCGAATCGGTTACTGTGAGATCAACTTCTGAGAATATTCGTATCAGCAAGCTTCCAAATTCGATCGAGGGATGCTTCAGAGCTAAGCACTCTGGGCAGCGCCCGGCGAGAGCGCCGCCTCCAGGTCCGCCAGGAAGCGTTTGGCGGCTAGCGCAAACGCACCTTGGGGTTCTCGCTCGCCTCGCTCCCACCGCGCCAACGTCCCCGGGTCTACCCCGATTTTCTCCGCAGCTTCCTTTTGTGTGAATCCCATGGCGCTCCGGCCCCGAATAAGACGGTCGGCCCACTTGTTGGCCAGTGGCAGCGGATTGTAGCCGAGAAACTGGATGATGGCGGGAATATACTGCAGGTGGGGTTTTGTCCGGTTGATCTCCCAGTTGGAGATGCTCGCCTTGTCCACGCCGAGCTGTGCGGCAACGTGCCGTTGCAACAGCTTCAAGGTAAGCCGACGGCGCAACATGTGATCTCCGATCGTTTCCAGCGTCTCGGGAACGCGGTTACGACTGCTCAAACGGTACGATCGAGGCAGGACAAGCGCCGCGGGTTCTTCCGGCCTACTGAAGCGGTACTCGATGGTTATCTCGCTCTGCTTGACTCCAAGGCGATCTACCGAGTCGGCCTGTATTTTCTCGACCAGCGTCTCGACGATGCGCCGCTTTATCTCGAACGAAATCGGGCCTGCGAGCTTGTTTCGTAGCGTTGCCAATAGCGATTCGACGCTTCCGAGTTGCGCTGCGCGGTCTTCGGCCGAAAGGGTGCGTTCAGCAACATCGATTCCCGACTGCAGGCCAGCCTCCTCCATCTTAATCGTCTCGAGGTGCTGGTCCAGGGTGGCTTCATCGATCCGGCCACGCCTAAACAATCCCAGCATACGGTCTCTCTCGGCGGTCTTCTCCGCCAGTCGATCCTTGAGCGACTTCAGTTCCTTTTCTTGTCGCTGACGTTCATCATCCCGTAGGGAAAGTCGGTCTCGGAGCCGATCCAAAACGTCGCCCGGGTTCCGAAGAAATGCTTCAATGTCGGCCCATACAAGGCGCTCCACATAGTTGCCGTTGAGGTGCCTGGAGGGACACTTCTCGCCGCCGATGCCGAACAACCCGCGAGCTTGCGCGTGTCCATTGCAACGATAGTAATGATCGCCTTGGCGCCGCATGGTGATGCCCGAGAAGGTGAGGCTACACAATCCGCATTTGATCAGGCCGCGGAGCAGATATTGGCGCTTGGTCCCGTTGTGACATATAAACTGATTCGACTTCAGGACTTCCTGGGCAGCTTGCCAAACTTCCACTGACACGATGGCGGGGACGCCGCGGCGGATCAACTTTCGTCCACGGTCCACGGACCGCTTGCCGTATTCGTGCTCGCCCATGTAGGTCCGGCTCACGATCAGGTTCCTTACATGTGAAGCCCGCCAAATTTTGGCGACGCGCCGGTTGCGCTTTCCAGAGCCCTCAGAGACGACCTCGGGGGAGCCGCAGGGAACTTTGGTGCGGTTCAAGTGGTCGGCGATTCGTTGGCAGGACTTCTTTTCCGTTGCGGACATTCGGAAAATCGTACGAATAACTTCGGCCTCGCTCGCACTAAAGCCCGGAACCGAATCCTCGCTAATACTTAGGCGGCTTTGTCCTTTCATTCCTTCCTTGCGATAGCCATACGGCACTACGCCACCGAGCCAAATGCCCGCTTCGGCCTTCCGGGAGGTGCCTGCCATCGATCGCTCGCGGATGACTTCCCGTTCATGAGCTGCAAAGCCCGAGAGCATGGTCATCATTAGGCGGCCTATCGGGGTCTGGCTATCAAATTCCTCGGTCATGCTGCGAACGCGGACGCCGCATTTCTCAAGCTCAGCGACTGCTTCAAGCGTAAGGCGGGTCTCGCGGCCGAGGCGATCCAACTTGAAAACGAGAAGCTGATCGAATTTTCTTAAACGGGCGTCACGGAGGAGTCGGGCACCCTGGGGACGGCGATCCAGGGGAACGGTACCCGACATGCCATCGTCCGCATACTCCGCATGGACGGTCAACTGATGAAGGTCGCAGTACCGACCGGCGAAGTCACGCTGGGTAGCAATCGATTGCCGCTCCCTTTGCTCTTCAGTGCTGACCCGTAAGTATATGCCGACCGCCATTCAGACACATTCCTCACTCGGGTGGCCGTGGAAAGCAAGTCCGCTCATTCCCCACCGATGGAGGTGAACCGGGCGATGCCGGGCCGTCCACAAGGAGCAGATGGAGTACGTCCACCAAGGCGTCCAAAGCCGCAGCGTGAGGCTGAAAGAATCTGACAATCCTCAAGGGGGGTGCCTTCGGTGCCTCAGTTTGCCGTTTCATTGTCGTGGCTCCGCTGGTCTTTCCTCGAACCGAGTAAACTTCTTCCGGAACAGCAACCCCAACATCCCAGTGGGTCCATTACGTTGCTTTGCAATCAGCAATTCCGCGAGCCCCCGAAGCTTAGTGTCAGTCGAGTTGTAAACTTCCGCGCGGTAGACGAACGCGACCACATCGGCATCTTGCTCGATATCACCAGACTCCCTAAGATCGCTGAGAATGGGTCGGTGATCTGCGCGAGCTTCTGGTGCCCTGCTCAGTTGCGAAAGCAAAACTACCGGTATGTCGAGTTCCTTCGCAACAAACAGTTTCAAGTACCTGGTGATCTCGCCCAATTCGCGCACCCGGTTGTTCGTTTTCCGGTCATTTGCAATGAGGCCAAGGTAATCTATGATGCAGAGATCTATTCCTTGATCCGCTCGAAGCCTACGGAGTTTCGCACCGATATCAATCGCCGTGATGGCTGGCGTATCGTCGATAAACAGCCGCGCTCGGCCAAATGTTTCGGCTGCCTGCCTGAGCCGAGCCTTTTCCTCTGAATTCAGTTGGCCAGCGCGTTGCCTGGAAGAATCGACGCGCGCCTCGGAACAGAGAAGCCGGTTGATTAGAGCGTCCTGCGGCATTTCTAATGAGAAGATTGAAACCGAAAGTCGCTGCGACCCTACGGCGCAATGAGTTGCTAGGTTCAGTGCAAGCGCGGTTTTGCCCATCGAAGGACGCCCCGCAATTACGATCAGGTCACCACGCTGTAAGCCGCCAGTCATTGCATCTAAATCGTGAAAACCAGTACGAATGCCGTTCCGCTGATTGAGGTCAGCATCCAAGAATCGGTTAAGACCTCCAGCATGTCCGCGGACAATCTCGCCAACACACGCGAGCCTGTTCTCTGTGTCAGACGTGCCTATTTGCAATAGCCGGTGTGAGGCGGCTGCCGCGAGTTCGTGCGCCGGCGTGCCGTCATCCATCAAGGCATTTTCGATCAGGCGCTGTGAGTCGAAGATGATCTGGCGTAGCCGCGCCTTTTCAC